GATGCGCTTACGGCTTATGAGATTGGGGAGTTTGGTACTAGAGCTGGCGAAAACATTCAAAAAGGAGATTTATTAGGCGGTTTAGGATATGGCGCTTTATCTGCGCTTGGAGTTGCTAGTTTTATTCCAATTTTAAGGTTCATTAGAGCTAAAAAAGCTGTTCAACCTTTAGCTAAATCTGAGCCTAAAATATTAGAAGATTCAACAAAAATTAAAGAGCCTGTTGATGCAGAAATTATTCCAGATTTTATTCAAAAAGATTTAAATGATTTGGTTTACCCAAATACTTCAGGTTTAATTTCTCCTACTAGAAAATTTATTAACGATCAAGTTGGTAATAAATTACCTGAAACCGCTACAGTAGAAAAATATATATCTTTATTAAAAAAAACAGGTAGAGGTAGTAAAGTCTCAGAAGGAGAATTAAGATCGCTTCGAGTGTTAGATGAGGTTGGTGGCGTACATCCACAATTAAAAAAACAATTTGGCAATAAAGTAATTGGTATTGAGGAGCTTGATCAATACCTTAAAAAGAATCAAGAAGGTTTGTTTAATTTTGAAGTAGTACCAAAAGATTCAAGGCATATGCCAGGCATATCTGAAGATGCTGCTGAAGCCATATATCCTGCTCCGAGTGCTGCCTCAAAAGGCGAAATGCAAAAAGTTTATCAAATAAGAAATTTAGAAGATTTAAGATTAAATCGTGATATAAGCACAACCAATCATTACCCCGATTATGATAATGTGTTTGCTTTTGATGGCGTTACAGACCTATTCCTAAATCCTAGACTGGACCCAAATACTGGTGGAGGAATTTTTACAAACCCAGGTGTTAGACGAACCGTTTCTAGAATTCAATCTGAATATTCAAAAATGCTTTCTAAGCTAGTCCAAAGATCTGGTAACAAAGTATTTACTAATAAAGAAGATATTATTCAACTTAAAAATAAAGCAAAAGAAATAAATCAACAATTAAATCAATCTACTTATCTTAGAATAGCAGTTCAAGAAAAAAGAAACCTTTTAAAAACTTTAGAAAAAGGTTCTCCTGAATTTAAAAAAACAGAATTAGAAATTTCATCTTTGAATCAAGATCTTAAAAAAATTACAAAAGATTACGCTGATAATAGTAAATTTGTTAGTGAATATAAAATGCCTACTTCTTTTAAAAATCCTCATTTAAAAGAGGATATTAAACAATTTTATAAAAGAGAGTTTTACAGTCCAGACAGACTTATTAGCACAGTTCCAGATATGAGCGAAAATTTATTAAAATTTGTTAGAGCCTCAAAAGAAATAAAAAACCCAACTTTTAAAGGGGTATCAGGTAATAAAATTCTAAAAGAGCCAATTTCTTTTAAAGGATCTGATAAAATTCGCAGAGGTCCTTTTGATGATAAAGCAATAGCAAAAACCGAGATACCTACTGTTAGAGAAAATATTGCAGCAGCAGCTAAAGATCCAAAAATAAAAGAACTTGTCTTTACTTCTGGAGAAGGAAGTCGAATAAGAGATGGAGGCGGAGGTTTTACTTATGATTTTTACGACAATAGAGTATTTAAACAAATTGAAAAAGTTTTAAAAGAACTTGATATGGAAGATAACCTCATAGGAAAACAACTTGATAGTGGTAGCTTTGCAGAAGGTACTTATATAAAAATAGATGATGCGTTGCGTAAAGCTATAGATGATAAAGGTATTAGTGCTTTTAAAGATGGTGGTGAAGCAGAAGATCCTAGAATAAGCAAACAAATGGGTTTTGATGAATTAGATGAAATAGAAACATTTTTAAATAAATCAAACATACCTTTTGATTATGATAAAGAGGGTAGGTTAACGACTGAAACGGGATACAAATTTAAAGCAAGATCAGGCTACACTACAGAAAAACTAGCAAATAAGCTAAACGAAATAAGTATTGGCTCAGTATTTAAAGGATCGGAAAATCCTAGACTTGGATATTATGGGCGAACAGGCACATACAAACCTGACAATAGAGAAATATATGCTAGGGAATCAATTTTGGGCATAGAGCGTGCTAAAAAAGAAAGCATAGAGCTAGGTTATGAAAATGCTCTTGCTCACGAATACCTACATGATGTGATATCTCAAACGGGATATTTAGATAGTTTAAAAAATATTGAATTTCCACCTAAAATTACTAATCATCTTAATGTAAACTATGATGCCGACAAAGCAGGCCCATATTTTTTCTCTGGTGAAGCTTCTAAAAAATTAGCTAATATGGGTCCTATAGGTGCGAATCTAATTGAAGAAGTTTTGGCAACAGCAGTAGCGCATAATTTTGAACCTCAATTCATTCCTGGTAAAAGTATTCCTGAAAAAAATGCAAATTTATTATCTAATCTGCGTTTTAGATTGGGTAAAGTGAACCTTTCAGATAGTTTTGAACAAGCAATAATTGACGATTTACCTTTTTTGGTGGATCATTTTTCAGACTACATAGACAAATACAAAATAAATACAAAACCTAGTGAAGAAATTTTAAACACTTCGGAACCACTTAATTATAAATAATGAGTTTAGGACATTTATCAGATTCTGAAATGAGAGAAGCGTTAGCCTTAAAAGAACGCTTAGATTTAATTAAAAATCAAAAGAACTGTCAAAATAACTTTTTAGATTTTATTGATTATATGTGGGATGGTTTTATATGTGGTCGTCACCATAAAATCTTTGCTGAAAAATTAGAAGGTATTGCAGATGGTTCAATCAAAAGACTAATCATTAATATGCCACCTCGTCATACTAAATCAGAGTTCGCATCAACTTACTTTCCTGCTTGGGTTATGGGCAAGACTCCTGATCGTAAAATTATGCAAGCTACGCATACTGGAGAGTTAGCAGTACGATTTGGTCGTAAAGTTAGAAACATGATGGACACTCAAGAGTATCAAAGAATATTTCCAGAAGTAAGTTTATCTTCAGATAGTAAATCTGCTGGTCGTTGGGAAACTAATAAAAGTGGTGAATACTTTGCAGCTGGTGTGGGCGGAGCGATTACTGGTCGTGGTGCTGACTTAATGATTATTGATGATCCACATTCTGAGCAAGATGCGTTGAGTCCAACAGCTATGGAGTCTTGTTGGGAGTGGTACACCTCAGGCCCAAGACAGCGTTTACAGCCAGGTGGAGCAATTGTTTTGGTCATGACTAGATGGAGTAGTTTGGATTTAACCGCAAGATTATTAGATGCTCAAAAAGAACCTATGGCAGATCAATGGGATGTTGTTGAGTTTCCAGCTATCTTTCCAGAAACAGATAAACCTTTGTGGGAAGAGTTCTGGTCAAAAGAAGAGTTATTAAAAGTCAAAGCATCTTTACCAGGAATGAAGTGGAATGCTCAATGGATGCAAACCCCAACTGCTGAAGAAGGATCAATTATTAAAAGAGAATGGTGGCAAAAATGGAATCATGATGCTTTACCTAATGTTAATTATATTATTCAAAGTTATGATACTGCTTTCTCTAAAAAAGAAAATGCTGACTATTCAGCTATTTCGACTTGGGGTGTGTTTAAACCAAATGAAGATTCTCCAGACTCTATAATACTTTTAGATTGTCAAAAAGGTCGTTATGATTTTCCAGAGTTAAAAAAATTAGCTATGGAAGAGTACAAGTATTGGGAGCCAGATATGGTTATAATTGAAGCTAAAGCTTCTGGTACGCCCTTAACACACGAACTTAGAAGATTAGGAATTCCAGTTGTAAATTATTCACCAACTAGAGGTCACGATAAAACTACTCGTATGCACTCAGTAGCTCCTATATTTGAAAGTGGTTTGGTTTATGCTCCTCCAAGAACTTTTTCGGAAGAAATGATTGAGGAATGTGCTTCCTTTCCCTTTGGAAAAAATGACGACTTATGTGATACTATGACTCAGGCGTTAATGAGATTTAGAGAAGGTGGGTTGCTTTCACTTCATGATGATTATGAGGATGAAGAAAGGATAGCTAAAACTAGGGTGTATTATTAATGTTAATATATGTTACACAATATATAAAAGACGGTAAGATTAAAGAAGGTCCTTGTATATTGGCAACTTCTTTTGAAGTGGCTCTTGAACAAGCAGAGTTTTTTGATCTTGAAATTATAGGTGAATTAAGTCCGCATGGATTAATAACTGATGAAAGAACATTACATTAAATATGGCTATAGAAAATCAACCAATTGCTCCTGAATCATTAAATTCTGAAAAACCAAAATCACTAGAAGAACAAGAATTGCTTCAAGTTGTTGAAGGTGTTCAAGGCTCTGGAGAAGAAGGTTTTATTATGATGGAAGACGGAAGTGCTGTTCTAGACACAGGTATGCAAGCACCTATTGAATCTGACTTTAATTCAAACTTAGCTGATTTAATTGATGAATCAGAATTAAATAGTATTAGCAATCAATTGACAGATGGTATTGAAAAAGACAAATCATCTAGAGACGATTGGGAAAAAACTTATACAGATGGACTTAAATATTTAGGTATGAAGTTTGATAGTGAAAGGTCAGAACCTTTTGCAGGAGCTTCTGGAGTTATTCATCCTCTATTAGGAGAAGCTGTTACCACTTTCCAAGCACAAGCTTACAAGGAATTATTACCCGCAGGCGGTCCTGTAAAAACTCAAGTTATTGGTCAATACGATTCTGTTATTGAAGAACAAGCTCAAAGAGTTAAAGAATTTATGAACTACCAAATAGTTCATGTTATGGAAGAGTATGACGAAGAGTTAGATCAACTGTTATTTTATTTACCGTTAGCTGGTTCAGCATTTAAAAAAATATATTATGACGAAGTGTTAGGTAGAGCTGTATCTAAGTTTGTGGCTCCAGAAGATCTAATTGTTCCTTACTACACAACTGATTTAGAAAGTTGTTCGAGAATTACTAACGTAATTAAAATGCCAGAAAACGAAGTTCGTAAATTGCAAAAACAAGGATTCTATAGAGATATAGAATTGTTGGATGGCGAGAATATGGACAATTATTCTGGAGTAAAAGAAGAGATAGAAAAGCTTTCTGGAGTAGAACCAGTTTATGATTCAAGCGAAGTATCTTTACTTTATGAAGTTCATTGTAATTTAGATTTAGAAGGCTTTGAAGATTTATCAGAAAATGGTGAGCCTACAGGTGTAAAGTTACCTTACATAGTTACTATAGATGTTAATACTCAATCTATATTGTCAATCAGAAGAAATTTCTTAGAAACCGATCCACTTAAAAACAAAATAAACTACTTTGTGCATTTTAAATTTTTACCAGGATTAGGTTTTTATGGATTTGGTTTAACTCATATGATAGGCGGTTTATCTAAAGCATCTACATCAATTCTGAGGCAGTTAATAGACGCAGGAACTCTTGCTAATCTACCTGCTGGATTTAAGACAAGAGGTATAAGGATAAGGGATGAAGATACCCCTATTCAGCCAGGAGAATTCAGAGATGTAGATGCACCAGCAGGTTCTTTACGAGATGCTATACAACCATTACCATTTAAAGAACCAAGTAGCACTTTGTTAAATTTATTAGGAATATTAGTTGATTCTGGTCAAAAGTTTGCATCTATTGCTGAAATAAATACAGGTCAAGGTAATCCTAATGCTCCAGTTGGAACCACGTTAGCTTTACTGGAAAGATCTACAAAAGTTTTGTCAGCTATACACAAAAGATTACATGGTTCTCAAAAGAAAGAATTTAAATTATTAGCAACTGTTTTTAAAGAATATTTACCGCCAGAATATCCATACATGACTGCTAATGGAAATATGCAAATTAAATTAAAAGATTTTGACGATAGAGTAGATGTTATGCCTATTTCAAATCCTGATATATTTAGCACCTCACAAAGAATAGCTATGGCTCAAGAAATGATGCAATTGGTTCAATCTAATCCTGAGGTTCATGGTCCACAAGGAATGTATGAAGCGTATCGAAGAATGTATGCTTCTATAGGTGTTGATAATATAGATAGTTTGCTAGAGCCACCTCCGTCTTCTGAGCCTTCGCCAATAGAAGCAGGGTTAGAAAATAATACGTTAATAATGGGTCAACCAGCTCAAGCGTTTCCACAACAAAATCATGATGCTCATATTTCTATTCATATGGCATTATTGAATACGCCTCCAGTTCAAGCTAATTTACAAGTGCAAGCAACTATTCACGCTCATATAATGCAACACTTACAAATGAAAGCAGATCTTATTGCTTTAGAACAAATGCCACCTCAAGCAAGAAGTCAGTTTGAACAATTAAATGCTCAAGCTCAACAAGTAGGTGGTGAAGAAGCAAGTATGATAACTATGCAATCTAACGATTTAATAGCTCAATTTTCATCTCCAATTTTAAGTCAATTAATAAATGAGTTTACTGAAAAAATTGGACCGCCTTCAGATGAAGATCCATTAGTAACTATTAGGAAACAAGAATTAGCTTTAAAAGGTCAAGAGTTAGCTCAAGAGCAACAACAATTTATGCTTGATCAAAATAGAAGAAAATCAGAGTCTTATGCTAAATTACAAATAGATAAAAATAGAGTTGATAATCAAGAGGATATAGCTGAAATGAAAGACGATACGGCTAGAGCTAGACTTGAACAACAAAAACAATTTAAAATGCAAGACTTAATTAATAAAAGATAGTTATGAAAGATAAAAAATATGATGTTAAAAGAACAGGTTATCCATTTCCTATTATGACTAATGCTAGTTTAGAAGTTGCACAAAACAAAGTTGACAGAGAAAAAGCTAATGGAGTTAAAGGATTAAAAATTGTGCCATCAAAATAACTTGCAAATTTTTTAAAATTAACCGATTATACTCACATGAATAAAAATAAATTTACTTATCAAGGAAAAGGAACTGTAAAAACTTCTGATGTTAAAAAAATATCAGCTTCTACAGACCCAAAACCAGGTATGGGTAAAGGAAAAGCAAGAGGAGTTGGTATCGCTGAATTTGGTACTAAGTTTTCTGGCATTTATTAATGTCTGCAATAAATTTAAGAGATAAATATATAAAAGCTCTCGAAGATAGAAGGCAAGATCTTACAGATCAAATGTTGGCTGGTGTTAAAGACATAAGTCAATATCAATTTTTGCGAGGCCGTTACAGTTCTCTGGCTGACGCAGAAAATATATTTAGAGAACTGCTAGGTAACTATATAGATGAAGACGACCAATCAAGTAGTGGTTCCTGACCACATAGCAAAAGAACTAGAAGAGCAAAATAAAATAACTGGAGAAGCTTTAGACGAAACTTATGTTTCTGAAGAAAAAAGAGTTTTAGATCCAACCTTATTAGATCAATCAATTATTGACCGTATGCCTCAACCTCAAGGTTATAGGCTATTGGTGTTGCCTTACGCTGGAACAGGAGTTTCATCTGGCGGTATTCATTTAATTAAAAGTCATGTTGAAAGAGAAACATTAGCATCAGTATGTGCTTATGTAGTAAGAATGGGAGACGGTTGTTACAACGATCCCAAAAAATTTGGCGATAAGCCTTGGTGTCAAGAAAAACAATGGGTATTAATTGGCAGATATGCTGGTGCAAGATTTAAATTGGGAGATGATGCTGAGTGCAGATTGATCAATGATGATGAAGTTCTTGCTACCATCAAAGATCCAAATGATATTCTTGCAATATAGGAGTAGTTATGATTGAAGAAACAAATGAAATAGAAAACGCAGAAGATGTTGAGATTGTTGAGGTTGATGAACCGATTCAAGAATCAAACGAATCTAATGAGCTTGAAGTAATTCAAGAGTCTGCTGAAGAAAAAACAGCAGATGCTGATAAAGATGAAGATGAGTTAGTAGATTATTCTTCTAAAGTTCAAAAAAGAATAAACACTTTAACAAGAAAACTTAGAGAAGAAGAAAGGGCTAAAGCGTCAGCTTTAAACTAT